GCTTTTATCTAAATGGGAATTAACAACTGTGCCGCCAAAAAAGAACCAATCGTTATCCCCGTTGGTGGAAAAAGTACCCTTGCCTTCTGAAAAGAAGGTTGGGGGAAAAATCCTTCAAGCAGTAGCTTAAAACAAAATGGAAAATAAATGGCAACATCAACTCTATCATCGTATATTACAGATGTACAAAGACTGCTGCATGATGCAAATGGTAACTTCTATACACAGCAGCAACTAACAGATTATATTAATGAAGCACGAGAAAGAGTCGTGCGAGATACCGGCTGCTTACGAGAAGTCGTTGTCACACAAACACCTTGTCAAGTAGCACCTTCAGCCACAATTGGCGGTGTAACTCCAACTTATCCTTATGCTTGGACTGCAAGTACTGCGGTCAATTTAAATGACTTTATATTTAGTAATATCTTTATTTATCAAGTCACACAAGCTGGTACAACAGGTACAACTGCACCTCCGTACCCACAAAACAATGTAAACAATTATCAAAACTATCCACCTAGTACACAATTTTTAAATGGTACTGCAGGTTTAACTTATGTAGGTAATTGTGAAAATATTTCATACGCAGCATTAACTAACTTAATGGGAACAAGCCCATTATCACCATCTACAGGTAACACAGTGCTTGATGTATTAAACGTCAATCTTTATTGGGGTAATACTCGTGTGCCAATGGATTACTTATCTTGGACAGACTTTAATGCTCGTTTACGTTTTTGGCAAAACTATATTGGTAGACCATTAGCGTTCTCTATCTATGGTCAACAACAAATCTATATTGGACCAGTACCTGACCAAGTGTATCAAATTGAAGTGGATTGTGTTGTTTTACCTAATCAATTGTCATTAGGTACAGAAAATACATCCGATGTCATTAATGATCCTTATACCACTCCTGTTAAATACTATGCAGCTTATATAGCTAAATATTATGAACAGTCTTTTGGTGAAGCCGAGATATTTAAACAAGAATATATTAAACACGTATCTTCTGTATTAAACAGCGTTTATACAAGACGTATTCCTAGCGTTTATAGTTCTCCATACTAAACATGGCAGCGTCTCCAGAACAGAAGAAATCGTATCAGGTCATTAAACAGTTTAAAGGGCTTGATACTAAATCTAATAGAACAGCGATCACCGAAGATGAGTTCTCTTGGTTAGAAAACGCTCAACCTATTGGTTTTGGTAATCTTCGTATTCTTCCTACAAGTTCTCAAGTTTATGATTCTAGTAATGTAGCAGTCGCATGGACTCATACACCTACCTTTTTATCTTCTTGTAATATTGGTCTTAATGATTATGTTGTAGCGTTTGAATCAGACGGCTCTGCTGAATACTATAATATACAAACCAATACTAAAGGCACAGTCGCTGCTGCAGGCACATTCTCAAGCACTGGTATATCTACAACACAATGGAAAAATGAGCGTATGCTCATTCTTGATCCTGATAAAGGTTATTCTACATGGGATGGAAATAGTGTAGTTTCTATTGGTTCTGTAGGTGTTATTGGAATTACAAACCCTGGTTCTGGCTATACATCTGCGCCTACGGTAACTATTTCAGCCCCTGACCAAACGAATGGTACGCAAGCTAATGCCGTATCTACCATTACAGCCAATGCAGTTTCAGCTATATCATTAATTAATGCAGGTACGGGTTATACCAATGCCGCAAACCTTACAGTCACTATTTCTGGTGGCGGTGGTACTAATGCCACAGCGATTGCTCAATTATTAAACTTCCAAACTGGCACATTAAGCATTTCTGTACAAAATGGTGGCTCTGGATACACCAATGCTGCCAATATTACGATTTCTATTTCAGGTGGTGGCGGTACAGGTGCGACTGCTCAAGCGATTACTTCTGGTAATGTGATTACACAAGTCATTATGACTAATCAAGGTAGTGGCTATACTAATGCAGCCAATACTGTAGTTACAGTCAGTGGTGGTGGAGGTTCAGGTGCAGTCTTAACACCAATTGTGAATAGCACACAAAATGTATCTATTGCTACATTCTCTGGTCGTGTATGGATTGCTCAAGGTAGAACCATATTTTATAGTGCTGCTGGTTCTTATTCAGACTTTACAAGCGTTTCAGCAGGTTCAGTCACATTAACTGACTCAACTTTACATGGAAACATTCAATACTTACTATCAGCCAATAACTTCTTATATATTTTTGGTGATGACAGTATTAACGTATTCTCTGATGTCATTGTTCAAACCAATGGTACAACCGTATTTACTAATACGAACGTATCAGCTTCTGTAGGTAGTAAACGCCCTAATGCAATCTTCCCATATTTTAGGTCTGTACTATTTTTAAATGATTACGGTGTATATGCACTTGTAGGTTCAACTACATCTAAAATATCAGATCAATTAGACGGTATCTTCCCATACATTGACTTTAATAGTCCTATTTATGCAGGACAAGTATTGCTCAACAATATTCTTTGTGCTGCGTTTAATTTTAAATATACTGGTACTGCTGGTAATACATCTTCAAGTCGTTATATTCAAGCTGTATTCTTTGAAAAGAAATGGTTTTTAACAAGTCAAGGTAATAATCTAGCTTCTATTACTTCTGTACCTGTAGGCGGTAAAGTAACCTTATTTGGTACATCTGGCACTAATTTATATAAACTTTATTCAGATACTACGTCTAATATATCGTCTTACATACAAACGGCTTTATTGCCAATGCAAGACCCTATCCGTACAAAACAAGCCCTTAAATTTGGGGTAGAAGCTACTTTAACTGCTGGCGGTCAAGTCAATGTGACTGTAGACTCCGAAACTAATTCTAGTCCTACTTATGCTTTACAAAATACAGACGGATGGACTAATAATGCAGGACAAGTTATCCCTTGGATAAATAACAGTTCTGTTGTAATATCATGGATATTCACGGCAGGATATTATTTGTACAAGTCAGATGCACAACAATGGGGTAAGTATTTGGGCTTAACAATGACATCTACTTCGCCTAATTTTATTTATAATACATTTGAATTTGAACATGAATTGAGAGTGAGGTTCTAACATGGCTGTAACGTATACTTTTGCTACCGCAACATCATCTATACCCTTAAGTCAACTAGATGCTAATTTTGCTACAGCTATTACGCTGGGTAATACTGCCGTCTATCTTGGCAACACAACTACATCTATTGGTAACTTAACTTTAACAGGCGCTACAATTAATGCAAGTAGCTTTGTATCTACAACTGATATTACTGTTAATAGCCAAACCATTGGTGCTGGTGCTGGAAATGTATCTACTAATACTGTTCATGGTAATGGTGCTTTAGCTGCAAATACGACTGGGGCTAACAACACGGCAGTAGGTTACCAATCACTAAACAAAAACACCACAGGTATTTATAACACGGCTTTTGGCATAAGTTCTTTACTTTCAAATACTACGGGAGTCTATAATACAGCTGTTGGTGCTGGTTCTTTACAAGTTAATGTTGTAGGAATTGCAAATACAGCCGTTGGAGTAAATGCTTTAACCACAAATACGGTATCAAATAATTCTGCTTTAGGATTTGGAGCACTTCAATCAAACACCACAGGAACACCTAATGATGCTTTTGGATATCAGGCTCTTTATAGCAACACTACAGGTCAAAACAATGTGGCGATTGGTTTCCAAGCTATGTTTAGCAATACTACAGGACAATATAGCGTAGCAATTGGAACAGGCGCTATGTATTACAATACAACTAATAACAACACAGCTGTAGGCTATGCAGCACTAAACAAAAATACCACAGGAACACCTAATGATGCGTTTGGGTTTCAAGCTCTATATAATAATACGACTGGCTATGAAAATGTAGCAGTAGGATATGGATCCTTAACCTCAAATACCATAGGATTAGGTAATACTGGTGTTGGTTTTGCCACATTAAATAGTAATACGACTGGCGTAAGAAATACTGCAATAGGTGATGCTACTTTATATTTAAATGTTACAGGATCAGACAATACTGCTTTAGGTTATCAAGCTTTAAGAGCAAACACTGTTTCTAATAATACAGCAATTGGTGTAAGTGCATTAAGAAACAACACCACAGGCACACCAAACGACGCTTTCGGATACCAAGCTCTTTATAATAATACGACTGGTGCTTACAATGTTGCTATTGGTTTTGTTGCTTTAACTACTAATACAACAGGAAGTAATAATGTAGCAGTAGGTACAGGTGCGGGAGCTGCAGTAACAGGAAGCTCAAATATTACAATTGGCAAAGATGCTGGACATGCAGGCAGTCAAGGAAGAACAGATTTAACTACAGGTACTAATAATGTATGTATAGGTTTATATGCATCTACTTCAGCAGGTGGTTCAACAAATCAAATTGTTATAGGTACTAATGGTATTGGTCAAGGTGATAACTATGTATCTATTGGTACTGGCGGCACTAACTATATCTACAACCAATTTAACACTAACGCTACATGGACTAAAGCATCTGACGCTAGACTTAAGACAAATGTAAAACCTGACACACTAGGTCTATCATTTATTAACAGACTTAATCCAGTTACATTTAATTGGTTACCTTCTAACGAAATTCCTACAGATATTATTGGGTATGCGGAAGAAAACACTCAAGATACAGAAACAATCATGCACGGTATGATTGCACAGGATGTTAAGGCTGCGATTGACGCAGAAGGTGCAGTAAACTTTGCTGGTTGGGATGTTCGTGAAGCTGACGGACTACAAGGCTTATCTAATGAAATGTTTGTCTTACCTTTAATTAACGCAGTTAAAGAATTAGCTGCAAGAATAGTAGCATTAGAAACACAATTAGCAGCTAAATAACAAATAGCAAAGGGATAGGCTATGAGAAAAGTGTTAATAGGCACACCCGCACATGATGGGCGTGTAGATGTATGGTACGCAAATAGTTTAATCAATACCGTTAAACTGTCTGCGTTAAAAGGTGTAGAAATAGTGCCAGTGTATATGTCTTACGACAGTCTGGTACAAAGAGCTAGAAATGATTTAGTTAGACTAGCCATAGAAGAAAAATTTGATTATTTAATATTTATTGATTCCGATGAAGAATGGAATCCTGAATGGATATTTAAACTTATTGCTTATAAAGAAGATGTTGTAGGT